GGCGTTGAGAGTGGTGCGATTAAGTACAAAGAGAGAAATGAGAAGTTGGCTAATCGTAATATTAATTATAGTTACGATAATGGATTAAAAGGTAAAAAGCGTGGTGTTATGAGTGATGAAATGAAGCGTAAGATTAGTGCACAAAAGAGAAATTTTGCGCTTAGAAAGAATGAATTTGTTGATGACTTAAAGAGTGGTAATTTTACCAATAATGAATTGAGTGAAAAATATGGGGTATCATTAACCACGATCAAATTGCATAAAAGAAAATATTAGTTTTATTTTATTTCCCAAGGAAAATATCCACTTAAAATACAAGCGATCCAAAATTTGCATCTACATATAAAACTTACAAAGTATAATCTTATTAACCCAATTATTACTTTGATCCACATATATTCCCAATGTCTAAATTGTTTATTTTGCGTAAATAAATTAATAATAAACATTTTCGGGTTTGTTTTTACAAATAATAAATCTTCTTTGTATCTGGATTTTACATCTTTTAATGTAATGTAATCTTTCATATTTTTATTCAAAAAATTCGTTGGTAGAATTTACAACAATTTCTTGTACTTCTTCTTTGAAAGATGTACTTTTTAGATATGGTAAAACTTTATGTTTAAGAGATTTAGTTAACTTCTTATTTTCTATTTTGTTACTAATAAACTTGATATAACGGTGTTTGCCACTTTCTCGTTTACGCCAAAATGTTCTACCAATTCTTTCTTTTAGTTTATCTACACTATGCGTTTTCCAACGTGCATATACACTTCTACTGTGTATCCAATCATATTCAGTGGGACCAATTAAACTAACACTATAGTTAGGCATTATAGCGATATCTACATAGTTGTCCCCTTGATAAAGAAACCCAGTTGCTTGATAGATTGTGCCCGCGTGTCCAGCTTCACTATCCGCATAACTAAGAATACATTTGATGTGGGGATATTCTATATTTAATAATCTAAAACTTTCAGCGATACAATAACTTTCTATATTCTTACCATATCCATCAGCTATCCATAAACGTGTTAATTCTAACACATTATCATTAGTAAGTAGTGGGGATATACTAGTACTTGCATTTCTACCTACGGCGTTCCCATATACTAACACACCTATTAATCTTTCGTTAAAACCACCAAAGAAAGTACTTTCAACATATTCTTTATAATAAACTCCATAAGCTACAGTACAAAGCGACCACTTGTGTGTATAATGGTTCTTTTCAATAAGAGTTTTCGCAACATTCTTATTGATGCTTTTTAGGTAAATTAAAGATGTATCACAATACTCCGACATTATTTCATTATAACAATATAACTCTAACTGTCAATGTTTATATTATCTAGACACCATTACATTTAATTCGTATCTTTCAACTAATATGTTTATGTTTTGCTCTATTTTAGATACATAATCTATTGTTCCATATTGTTGTAGATTATAGTAGTGGTTATGTAACATTGGTTTAACTAATTTATTCCAGAATCCCGGCGTTTTATGAACCATATCTTCGAATGAATTATACATGTTTATTTTGTTAAATTTTTGATATTCATCAAATTCGTTGTACAATCTCTCCAATTTATCAACATATAATTCATCACTCATCTGACTTAACCAGTCTGCTAATGCCACACACGCACCGAGTTGATTTAATCCAACATTATAATTTGGTTTGAAATAATCGGTAGTTTTTATTAATTTACATATTTTGTTTTGTTCTTCTTGCGTTAGTATTTCTGATAAATTTTTGCTTACAAAGTCACATCCTCTATCTACATGACAATTTATATATTGAGCCCCAGTTCCTAACTTTTCATCTTTACTTTTTAAGAAACCAATATCATGATATAACGTTGCGATTATACCACAGAAAAAATCATTTGAATCTTTTTTTATTACGGATTCTTTTATAATACCGTCGTATATGTCCACAAACACTTCAACACTTGATAAAAAGTGATCTATATTATGATATTGAGTTTTTAATCTATAATATTGATCATTTCCATTTTTACACACTTCTAATAAAAAATTGTATAAAAACTTGATTCTAGGATCGGTTTGTTTGAATAACCGATTTGATGTTGTAGTAATGTAATCTAATGTGGTATTCATATTAACTTTTTGGTTTTACATTTAGGGGTTCATATATCTTTACCGGTATATCTTTTCCTTTTACTTTGACTTCGACTACATAATTATAGTCGATGTCATCTTTACTTTTTACATATACAAATTCTGACACTAAAATCTTTGTTTTATAAGTTTTATTAGTTGCCTCTAAACGAGATGCTAAGTTAACAGTGTCTCCAGTAACTGTGTAATTCATACGATTGCTGGATCCAATATTTCCAACAATTACTTCGCCACAATTGATGCCTATTCTGGTTTTAAAGATAAATCTTTTTCCTTGTGATTCCCATCTTTTATTTAATTTGTCTATTTCATTACTTATTTTGAGAGCGGTTGCAACTGCTACACTTTCATGATTTTCTATTTTATTAGGAGCATTCCAAAATGCCATTACTGCGTCACCTATGAATTTGTCAACAGTGGCGCCACTTTCTTCCAAACAATTAACGTATACGTCAAAATATTCATTTAATGCGGTTACAACTTCATCTACATCATTATTTTCCGATATACTTGTAAATCCTTCTATATCACTGAATAACACAGTGACATGTTCTTTTTCTCCACCAATCTTTGCATCCTTACCTTGAGTGATCAATTGTTTGACTACCTTATCCGGCACGTACTTTGAAAATGATCTTAATCCAGTCTTTACTTTATCAGTTGCGTCAATCATATCATTGACTTCACTGATACTGCTTTTGAAATCGATGTGTTCATCAACATCTAAATCTTTTAACTTCAGAATTTCATCTCTCAACTTATTAAGAGGTCTTCTGATTAAATTTGTTATCGAACATATAATTGGAAATATAATAATTAACAATGTTAAAAATGCACAAGTAAATTTCTTTTTATAGTTTGATATATACTTTTCAACATCAACTGATTTGATGTCACTGCAAACTGCATATATGATTTTACCGTTTTTAAATATTGGTTTATATGCAGATAAAAATGTACCCCACTTGTCTGTATAATATTCTCTCTCAAACGTTACACCTTCAATTGGATTATTAAATAATTCTTTTAATCCATCGCCTGCATCATCGTATATTTCACCCAATTTAGCTTGTTCAGACACATCATCGCCACAATCAATTATGTAAGTTATATTTGTGCCTGTTTGTCTTACAATATAAACAAACTTAATGTCTTCCACTTCTTTTTTTATATCCTTGATGGACTTTCTATAGTTAATAAATACTGGACTCTTTTCTTGTTCATATTCGGTCAATTTTTCAATTTCGTCTGGATCGATAATACTGCTACATATGTTTACTGATGTATTTAAACTTCTTTTCAAACTATTCTTTGCAATATCTTCGATTGCAAATATTAACAAAAAGAAATATACCATACTTACTAATACTAAAATGAATATTGTACTAGTAGATAATGCAAATCTTAAATTAAATTTAATACGGTTCATAGTGATATTTTAACTCCTAATGAATATGTGTATACAATTGAATTAGCAGATGAACTAAATGGTTTATCCACTTCACTACCAAAGTATAGTGTAAAATTTTTGTTTATATTGTAATCAAAAACAAATACCATTCCATAATAACCGTATCTTATATCATAATCCGCAGTTCCAACTACAGGTCTAACATTCAAGTGTAACTTATCAGTAAAATCTTTATTATAATCAAAACTAACTGTTGCTCTTGGTGTATTATTGTATGTTATCATACTAACATACAATGTTGGAGATACTATCCAATCATAAGTTAATGACGTATATGGTTCAAAGTAATGATCACCTGCGCTGTAATAATAGTAATACCAACTACCTACATCCAAGTTTAACTTGTCTGTTAGTTTATATTCACTACCTAATCCAAAATCACTTTCTTTATATTGATCCAAACCTTGATATTGTACATAGTCAAGATGTGGCGTAAAATCTCCTAGTTGATGGCTAAGAGTATTTTCAGATATAAACGTATTAACCGAATATATCTGCGCATCAAATAAATAATTTTTTGTATAATAGTCTGTTGTTTCAAAGTCTAATGCAAATATCCTCCATGACATAAGCATAAAACTCATCAGCATTAATTTTTTCATGTTTTTGTTGGTCGATTAGTCTTTTTTGAAACGAGACAAATCCAATTGAGGTAGAGGCTTTTCTATATTTAGACTTGCTAGACGTTCATTCTGAATAACTAATTTACTACCACCAGCAACTTTACCATCTATTATATCGTATATGAAAAAAACTGTTTTGGTTAAACCAACACGAACTATTCTGCCTGGTTTACCATCAACATATACAACGTCATCTTCTTTATAATCTGAACCAATAAACATGAAAAGCGCTGATGCTAACTTTTCGATACTTGATTTAAAAATTAAAATTATCAATCCCGCTATGAACATCCAGACATATTTGCCTGTCATATCTTGTGCGGTTGATTCTAATACCTGTTGCGATATTACGTGTGCTGTATTTGTATCCATAATCGTCCTTAGTTTATTAACTTATAACAACCGTTAACATTCTAAAACAATTATATAATAAATATTAATATTAATTTACTTAATCCACTTTAGTTCTTTTAGAAGATCGTCAATCAAGTCTTTTTCATGACTATCCATTTCTTTATCAAATCTCTTCAATATTTCATTCAATGGATACACTCGGTCAGGAGAATCTTTTTGTTTTTCTTTAAGATCTTGAATTACATCAACAATCTTAGTAAGAGGTGACTTGTATTCATCTACTGTATCTTTTGATGCAAAATTAGCTAACTCAAATGCCTTCGGAGTTAATACTTTAATCATTCCTAAGATAGAAGAACCTATCATGTTGAATATACTGAATGCTGCACCTGCTGCTGGATTTACCATCGCAAGTACTCTCAAAACTAAGAAGATTATACCAAAGATTATAATTCCTGTTAATGCACTAAATATAAATTTCTTTAATCCCCACATTACAGCGTTTAAACCAAACATACCACTCATACTATCCAATGTAGCTTTATTAGCATCTGCTTGTTTAGCTATCTCCTCAGCTTTTTCAGTCATATCCCACATCTGACTGTCATATTGTTCTTTTAATTCGGATGTTTCTTTTTGTAGTTTATTTATAATTTGATCTTTTTCTGCTAACATTTTTTCGCCACGTTTACGTTCTTCGATTACTGCGGAATTCAATAAATCTACCATTTGTTTTACTTTATTAAGTTCATCTATGTGTGGAGTGCCTACTATGGAAATAACTCTTTCATTCAAATCTTTAGCAGTTTTGACTTCAGTTGGAGGATTTGTTACCGCGCTCAATGAATGTTGAATACCAGCGGCTAATGTAGCGGTTTGTATTTTCTTTTGTTTAGTGTTTTTATCCAATTCGTCGATGGTATTTTCAACCTTTTTTTCTTCTTTTTCAATCTTCTTTTGATTGTCATCAACCTGCTTTGTGGGTTTGATGGTTGAACAACTTAACAAAAATAACGAACTGATTATTGTTATAATATAAGATAACTTTTTCATATTTATAAATATGATTAGACTAACGGATTTAATTGAAAATCAAGAGTTATGTGGTATGTCTTTAACCGAAGATGTTCAAATAAGCGATAATTTAAAGTATCATCTTCAAAAACAAATCTCCCTAAGTGAAAACATATTTAGAACTTATAGCGATTCTTATTTTGAGTTGTTGGAAGAGGTTCGTTCTCTTTATTTCGAAAACAAAATTGAATTGTGTGATTCAGACGCTGAACTGGTGGAAAGTGATCTTGGTAAGAAAGAACTGTTCGAAGGTAGAGAAGTTTATTTGGATGCACCTATTGAAGTAGAAGAAGATTTATTGATGGAGTTGAAACACAGAGGACGCACAGTTCATCTCAATCGCCCATTTCGAACTCCAGGCGGACCTAAAAAGTATGCTGTTTATGTTAAATCTAAGAATGGTAATGTAAAGAAAGTAACATTTGGCGATCCTAATTTAAGTGTAAAACGTAGTGCAGCTCGTAGAAAGAGTTTTGCTGCTAGACACAAATGTAGTCAAAAGAAAGACCGTACTACCGCAGGATATTGGAGTTGCAGAAGTCATAGAATGCGTTCTCTTGGTAATAAAGGCAAAGGAAAGTACTGGTAATGGATTTGCCGTTTATAGAAAAGTCTGTGGGTAACAATCAGTATATAAGAGAATTTAGTGATGATGTAGATACCCACGAACTTGAATGGCATATAGATAAAGAAGATAGAACTGTAGAAGTCATAGAAAATATAGATTGGCAGTTTCAATTAGATAATAATTTACCACAATTACTTAAAGAAACAATATTTATACCTAAAGAAACATATCACCGTGTAATAAAAGGCACCGGTAATTTAAAAGTAAAAATAACAAAACACATATGAAATTTATCGATTTATTAACAGAAGTAAAAATGTACGAAGGAATGGGGTTGCCATCCGACAGTATAATGACATTGGATCAATTTGTGAATTCGTCCGGCCTAGAAGAAGCTGACATGTTAGGTGCAATGACTCGCGCGATGACTCCAGATGAAATGCAGGATTATCTTGCAAAGACAGCTGCTGGCAAAAAGACCAAGTTAGATAAATACACAATGCCATATGTACATAGAGGCAACATCGAAATTAAAGATGAAAATGATCGTAAATTTGATCTGGATAAATTAAAAGCTGCAATTATTACCCGTCCTACAAAGTTATTAAAACAAAACGAAAAGATTACACACAGTGGTGGAGAAACTGCACAATATTACAATATAGGTCTACCAGCATTAAAAGGGTTAGCCGTAAATGAAAAGACAGGAGATTTTATTGTAGTAGATACTTGCCCAGGCGCAGGTGCTTGTAAAGTATATTGTTATGCTAAAAAAGGTGGTTATGTACAATGGAAAGCAAGTTCGATGTCTCAAACCAAAGTATTGAATTTCTTATTAAATGACCCACAAGGATTTAAAGCAAAATTGGAATCCGAAATACAAAACGAAGTAGACAAGTTTGCTAAAAAAGGAGCTAAAGTAGTTATTAGATGGCACGACGCAGGTGACTTTTTCAGTCCAGACTACGTTGATCTAGCTTATAGTGTTGCTAGAAAGTTCCCTCAAGTTGATTTTTACGCTTATACAAAAATGGCAGATGTAGCAACTGGAAACAAGCCTGACAATTTCAAAATGAACTTTAGTATGGGTGCTACTCCTGAACAAGAAAAGCAAATTCAACCAAAGAGTACCAAACATTCTACGGTGGTACCAAAGCCAATGTTTACCGATTTAATTTTGAAGGACGCAAAAGGTAAGCTAATAAAAGATCAAGACGGCAAAATTCAATTTAAATCTCCAGAAGCAGTAGATGTGTTAAAGAGTAAATTATCTGCAAAATATGGAGTTCCAAAAGATTCCATTATTACCTATGATGAAATGAAAGTAATTCCAGTTGGAAAAGAACCAAAGTGGAATGTCATCGTTAAACCAGGCGACGGTGACGAAAGTGCAAATAGAGCAGATGTAGTAGGAACTTGGTTACTAATTCACTAATTTAGTTGTATTATCTCACTCCAGAGATATTTATAATTAATGAGTGCTAATATAAAGAAGTATTTGTATCTGATGGTTAAAACCCATTCCGTGACCGGAATGAGATATCTTTGTAAGAGAGTTACTACCAGTGATTCTAAAGCCATTTCATACTTAGGATCTGGAACAAGATGGAATAATCATTTAAAAGTCCATGGTAAACATATAAACACAGAAATACTTGTTAAATATAATCTAGATAAAATTGAAGAATTTAGTAAATTGTGTATAGAATATAGTAATAAATTTGATGTAGTTAAAAGTAATGATTGGGCAAATTTAATCATTGAAACAGGCAAACCGGGAACTAAAATAGATATTTATTGTGGTGATAAAGGAACTTTTTTTGGAAAGAAACACACTGAAGAAACAAAAGAAAAAATAAGTATTGCAAATCGTGGAGATAACAACGCAATGAGAAGAAATAAAACTGCGTTGGAAAAGATGATTTATACAAAAAACAAACCAGAAAATAAAGAAAAACAAAGATTAATTTCAATTGAGGTTAATAATAGACCAGAAGTAAAAGAAAAGATCAGACAATCAAAATTAGGATTAAACAATCCTGCCTCAGATAAAAATATTTATACCCTCAAAAATAAATTTACCGGAGATACTATCAATGGAACAAGATTTGATTTAATTGAACAAATGAAAAAATTAAATAGTAACAATCCATCTATTAATATATTAACAAATGGAGATATTGGTTATTTTTTAAAAAAAGACAGAGTTGTAAAAAATGTGAAAGAATGGACTAAAATATGAGTGCTAATCTCGACGCTGATAGGGTAAGATGGCCAGGAAGTGGTAGTGCCGTAACTTCAGGCAGTGTACCATTTGGTTATTATCTAGGCGAAACATGTAGTGGCTTAGAAACTACATTCGAAAACGATTGTAGTGGAAGCGCTATGTGGGCCGCAAAACGATTGGGTTACCCAATCGTTGACATAGAAATGATCGATGTTAACTTCTATGCGTGTTTTGAAGAGTCAGTATTGGAATATAATCGTGTAATAAATGAATTTAACATCGTAAATAATTTAGTTTCTTTACAAGGTTTACCACAATCAAAATATGATAATTTAACCGGACTAGGCATGAAGAGTACCGGTCTTCCGTTTGTTGTTCAATTGAGTAAACAATACGGAGCTGAAGCTCTTGTTGGCGGTGAATATCAAGTAAAAAGAAATTATATTAGTATAACAGGCAGTGCAAATCCAGCTCACACCAATCAAGTTTACGATCTGAACGTCTTGATTGGAAAAGACATCGAACACTTGACAGGATCTCGCATTGAAGTTAAGAGAGTTTTCCATCAACGTCCACCAGCAATTGCTCGTATTTATGATCCATTTAGTATGACTGGTATGAGTTACAGCAACGTATTGAGTGAAATGGGTTTTAGTGCATATAGTCCAGCAACTCAGTTTTTGATGACTCCTATATTCGAAGATTTGGAACGTGTACAAGCTATTGAATTTAACGATATGGTTCGTAAGAGTAGTTATAGTTTTGAAATTCTTGGTAATAATAAATTGAGAATATTCCCAATTCCTACCGACACTTTCAAACTTTATATTGACTATATCGTTGAAAATGAACGTGATATTACAAATTTCTTTAGTGGATCTCGTTACGAATATATCAGCGATCCAAGTGATGTTCCATATGAATATTGTACATATTGCAAAATAAATCAACCAGGTAAACAATGGATTAAAAAGTATTTCTTAGCTTTATGTAAAGAAACATTGGGACGTATTCTTCAAAAATATACAACAGTGCCAATTCCCGGTGGAGAAGTAACACTAGACGGTGCGGAATTGCGTGCTGAAGCTAAAGAAGAAAAAGACACATTGCTTGAAAAATTGAGAGACATGTTAGAGAAAACTCTTCGTGTAAATCAATTGGAAAATAAAGGCAAAGAAAGTGATGAAATGCAAAAGATGTTGTCTAGAGTTCCATTACACATTTACATTGGGGTTTGGGCATTTTTACTAATATATATTAATATATGGACAAACATCAATGTGATATCTGTGGTTTAAAATATAAAAGTACCAGATCTTTATCAATTCATATAAAATCTTCACATAAAATATCGACTGAAGAATATTATTTAAAACATGTTAATATAAATAAAAGTGAGTGTATTTCTTGTAAATCAAAAACTAGGTTCGTGTCTTTAGGTGACGGATATTCAAAATACTGCAGTATTAAATGTTCGAAAATACATTATTATAGCGATGTGAATAATAGAATTTTTGTATCGGAAAAAACAAAAATTGCTATGAAAAATCCCATTGTTAAAGAAAAAATGTCTAAGTTTTTTTCGAAAGAAAAGTCAAAGGAAACTTTAGAAAAAATGAGTATATCTAGTAAAAAAAGATTTGAGGATGAAAATTTTAAAAAAAAGATATATACCAAAGAGAGAAATGAGAAAATCTCGATAGCAAAAAAGAAATATTGGGATACACATCCAGAAGAGAAAAAGCGTGTTGGTCAGATATGGAAAATATTGAAAGAAGAAGACGAATCCAAATGGAGAGGAAATTTATTAAGAGCGTCTAGGTTGGGGTTTAAAAAAATATTTTCTCCATCAGGAAACACATCGTTAGAGGAAAAATTGTATAAACAATTGGAGTTAGAAAATATAAAATATATACCACAATATGTTATAGATTATAAAGTGTTCGATGCGTATTTGCCGGATTATAATCTAGTAATTGAGATTGATGGTATATTTTGGCATCCAAAATCGCTGGGTGAATGTAAATATGAATTTCAAAAAACATCATATTTTAATGATTTAGAAAAAGAAAATTTATTAAAACAAAAAAACATAAAATTGATACGAATTCGAGAAAATGAATTTCCAGATTCAATCATTAATACTATAAATAAATAATATATATATATTTATATAATGTATGGCAGCACCAACCACACCACAATATCCAAAACAAAATCCAGCATTTCCTCAATATTGGACAAATGGAAGAAAAGACGTTGGTATATATAACAACAACTATTCTCCCGGTAGATATTTTTCCCCGAGAGATATAAATTTATTGGGGTCTGTTAACGCTGAATTGGTTGGTGACATTATTGAAAATGTTGTACAAGTGTTTAAGATTGCTACTTACGAAACCATCGTCAACATTTACGGTGAAAGTAGTAGTGAAAAAGGAAAAGTATTTTATCCTGGTATAAACATATCCGCGCTTATTCAGCGTGAAGATTTAAATGCTGAAAATCAAGGATTTGGACCAGATAGAAAACAGGACATTGTTTATAGATTTAGAGAACGTGATTGTATCATCACAAATTTCTTCCCAGAAATTGGAGATCTTGTGCTTTACAATGAACGTTATTATGAAATCGACAACGTTATACAAGAACAATTTTTAGGTGGACATCCTGATAAATCTTGGAGTTTAATCGTTAATACTCACTATACAAGACTCAGCAAGTTAAATCTAGTAGAAAGACAAACATAATTATGGCATGGGGACCAAACAATGTAAGTGATCCAAATAATGCTCCAAATCCTATTGAAAAACCAATTGATCAATCGGATGTTAAAAAGTATTATAATCGCGCTAATGCAGTTCGTCGTGACACAGATAAGGTTAAAAATGTAACAATTACATTGTTGGATATTGATAGTGCAATCATTTCAACTTTATCCAATCAATTAAAATTACAAGTAAGTGACAACGGAGAAGTTGTGAGTGTTCCTATTATTTATGGCAATCCAGAGAGATGGTTTGCTGTTAAGAAATACGGTCACATCAGAGATAACCAAGGCAAAATATTATTACCTGCTATAATGATTCGCAGAAAAAGTGTGGAGAATAATAAAGACCTGATGACTTTTAATCGCTATTTGAACTATGAGACTATAATGAATTATTCTGAAAAGAATAAATACGATAGATTCGATTTAATGAATAAAGGGGCATTTCCAAGTAAGCCAACTAAACAAATCTATAGTGTATCTCTTCCAAATCATGTAAATATATCATATGAGTGCATTATATGGACAGATTACGTTGATCAGAATAATAAACTACTAGAACAAATAAATTATGCCTCTAAAGATTATTGGGGAGACCGTGAAAGATTTAAATTTAGAGCTAGAGTAGATAATTATAGCATCGAACAAGAAGTAAACGATGGAGAAGATCGTAATGTTAAAACTACATTTGATTTAAATGTTAATGCTTATTTGTTAAACGAAAATTATACTACAAGTATGAGTGGAGTAAAAAACACTACTCAAAAACTATTTACTGTAAGAAAAATTATGTTGCAAGAAAATGCAGTCGCAAGTGCTTCTGAGATGGCATCTATCGAACATAACATACTATCAGTACAAAATCAAGACAATAGTAATTTAAAAGATAAACCAACTGATTATGTAGACGTAACTGGTCAAGGAACAATGGAATTAAAACCAAATGCAGTTACAGATTTGGATGGATACAATAAAATTCCAACAGGAAATGTTACTAAAACAATGTTTCATCCAGCTCCAAAATCTATTACCGATTATGGAGAAAATGGTTGGTTAGCATATGATTCTAAATATATTTATGTTTATCAATATCCAGCGGGGTGGTTAAAGAGAGAAATATCTACGTTTGATTATGATTATAGTAGCCAAACATATATTAGTGGATACGATTGCAACGGCAATCCTATTTATACAACCGCTAATAGAAGACCAATAAATACAGCTTTTAGAGTATTTCAAAGATTTCCAGACAAATTCTATCATCAAGTACCATATCAATCCGGCGACTATGGTCAAGATGGTTGGATAAGTTATGATGGCAGCTATTTTTATATTTATAGCTCGGGCCAATGGAGAAAAGTACCAATCTCACTGTTTAATCCATAAACTACATTTTATATAAAAAATATAATGTTTTTCTAAATAGATTCTCTTTTATATTTATAACAAATGGCAAGTTGTAATCATAATACATGTCCACCAAGCGCTTGTTTATTAACAAACGCTATAAAAGACTATAAAAAGGCCAGATCCGGCATTAATGATGCTAGCTTAAAGCCATTTCTTAAAATAATAGAAGCACTTCAGCTAGAAATATCGTGTAAATCTACGGGGAATTCAACAGGTGTATATAAAGCATTTCCATGTGATAATCCTACTGCTGTTTGGACTTTTAATCATAATTTAGATTCATCGGTAGTCGTAGTACAAGCATACGATCAAGACTTTAATCAAATTGTACCTGAAAATATAGAGTTGGTTAATAATAATACTTGTATATTAACTTTTAGCCATCCTGTTTGTGGATACGCAATTGTTGTTGGCGCGGCTCCAGCTCCAGCACAAAATGGAACAAATGGAAGTAGCGGTACTAGTGGTATTTCTGGATCAGATGGTACCGCAGGAACATCCGGTACATCAAGAACTTCGGGTACATCTGGGTATTCCGGATCAAGTGGAACAAGTGGAGTTGTAGGAACGTCCGGTATAAGTAGTTCATATGGTAGTAGCGGAACAAGCGGATCCAGTGGATCAAGTGGTACCAACGGTAGTAGCGGTACAGGTGGATCAAGTGGAACAGCTGGATCAAGTGGTTCATCCGGAAGCAGTGGTTCAAGTGGAAGATCAGGTACAACTGGATCCAGTGGAAGTAGCGGCGAGTCGGGTAGTAATGGAAGTAGCGGAACTAGTGGTACATCAGGAAGCAACGGGTCATCAGGTACCAGTGGGTCAAGTGGCACTAATGGCTCATCAGGCATTTCAGGATCCAGCGGTAGTACCGGTACCAGTGGAAGTAGCGGAAGTAGTGGTACCAGCGGCACCAGTGGATCAAGCGGAGGCTCCGAAATAATTTATTTATTGGACCAATATGGAAATTATGTATTAGATCAATACGGAAATTATATTATTGAAGTATTAATATATGGTACAAGTGGAACAAGCGGAAGTAGTGGTACAAGCGGAAGTAGCGGATCCAATGGCACCAGTGGTAATAGTAAAACGAGCGGAAGTTCTGGTAGCAGCGGAAGTAGTGGTTTAGATGGCACAAATGGTACTAGCGGTACAAGTGGAAGTAGTGGATCAAATGGTAGCAGTGGAATAAATGGTAGTAGTGGAAGTAGCGGTACCAGCGGATCAAATGGTAGCAGTGGTACAAATGGTAGCAGCGGTACAAGCGGCAGTAGTGGAAGTAGTGGTACTAGCGGAAGTAGTGGCACAAGCGGAAGTAGTGGTACAAGCGGAAGTAGTGGCACAAGTGGTAGTAGCGGTACAAG